TACTGAAAAAGAATTAGGTATCTACTAGGCAATAGCCGTATTATTCATATTCAACAATGTATTATCGGAGTTCTTATTGTCCGTGTGAATATAGTTTTGTGTTTGACCACTACTAGATGAATTATTTTGTGTACTGTTTTGTTGTATTATAACAGGTGATTGGTTTGCTTTTGCTGTCAAATCAGCAGACGCTGTGTTGACATTTTTTCTATCATCAACATTCATTGAAGCTTGACTGTAATCAACTTTACCTGCTTCTATATCTTCAAGTGAAAACTTTTTATCAGGCATTATCTTTTCATTAGGTTGTTTTAAATCTTCTAACTGTTTCTTTTCTTCGTTAGTGACATCACCCTCATTCATAAGGGCAGTCGCCTCTCTATTTTCTTTTGCTTTTAATTCTTGCTCTGCTTTAGTATTTTCTTTATCTTTACTTGTTTCGAGTAAACCTATATCAGCACCAAATACACCTAATACTTTGTTAAGTAATTTAATAACACCATTAATCATATTAATAAAGAAATCTTTTATCATAACAAATGTATCTTTAAAGAAATCAAATATCTTACCTGGTATTTTCATTATGGCAGACGCCACATCACCAATCTTATCTCTAAATTTATACATTAGTAATAATACACCAGCGATAGCAAGACCAATTAATACTTTAGCAGAACCAAAGAATTTAGCAACTGCTTTTACACCACCAGCAAACTTCTTTAATGATTTAGTAAGACCACCATCAGCAAAGAAACTAAAAACATCTGTCACACTATTAGCAATATCTCTTACTGATAACAGAGCGTCACCAACAGCAGCAAACGGCGCCACTAATTCCTGTAAGAAAGTTGATGAAGCACCTCTTTCTCTCTTACCACCTGTATCCACACCTAATGAATCTTTTTTCTCTTGTAAGTCTTTTTCTATTCTAACAATTTTTTCTTGGTCAGCTAATATTAACTCGTTATCTCTTAATGAAGCTGTTTCTTGCTTCATAATAACCGCTTTACGTTTTGCTGCCTCTTTTTCTTCTTTTAATAATAATTTTTCAGTTTGAATTATCTCTTTTTTTCTCGTTTCAATTTCTTTCTTCGTAAGTATGGCTGTTTGTATTACCTGCTTACCATTATCTTCCATTAATCTAGTTTCAGAAGCTATATTTTCGGCTCTCAACTGTTCTACTTCTTTTGCTGATGTATCTTTTTGTGTTCTTAATTCTTTTATTCTGTCACCTAGACCTTTGTTGAAGTCTGATACATTTATGCCTAACTTTTCTATGATTTTTTCTGCTTTATCAAAAGCAGCCATGAATCTTTTTTCACTACCACTTTCTGCCGATTCAACCATATTAGTAGTCATTTGCCTTTGTACTGTCGGTGCTATGATTGTTTTTTTACCAGCACTTACGGTCTTCATAGTTTCACTAGTGATGATCTTTGCTAATGCTCTAAAATCTGAAACTTCTATTGCCATTATTTTTTACTCTTACTTGTTCCTGTGTATAGACCAAACCAGGCAGCGCCAGCACCAACTACGATACTAATTAACCCACTTTGTTCCATTGTTGGAGCGCCTAAGTTCATATACCATATTACACATTTGTATAATAACACAATGTAAACTGTTAAGAACAATCTTGGAAATATTCTCCAAGCGTCAACAGCTCTCGCCATGTGTATTAATTTAGCATATGGGTTAGGTCCCATGTCTTTAACGGATGTATCAACTTCTAAATCTACTTTTACTTTTTTAGTAATTTCTTTTATATCAGCAGGTACAACAATTTTATCTTCTATTTCACTCATTACTTTAATGCCTCTCTTTGTCTTCTCTCGTTTTCTTGTTTTATCCAATTAGTTAGCATAGAAACATATACATCACGCTCCCATGGCATACAATCTTCAATCTCACTCAACGAATATTTATGATGTTGTATCAGTGCAAAATTAGTTTCGAAATAGGCCTCTAGGCTGTTATGGGAGAGGCTGATTCGAAAAAATCTGCTAGTCCTGATAGAACAACAGTGTTTTCAACTTTCGTTGTTGGATTAATAACTTTCATTTCATGTCTTAATCTAGGCATAGTATCAAAAAACTTTTTGATGTTTAAGAAAGAATCTTGTGATAAGTTCTCAAAAAACTCTTTAATCTCATCTGGTGTACTATCTTTACCTGGATATACCTTGTCACCCTCAAATATGTGATCAACACATTTAGATAGAACCTCAAATACTTCTTCTATCGTAGCGTTATCCATACTTGTCTTGCCAGACTTTAGTACATTCAGTGTTGGGTATTTTAGTACAACACCAAGATTTCTTGCTTCATCAACAATAACCTTATTTGTGTGGTCGTCATCTACTTCCACATTAATTTTTGTTAAGTCTACCTCAACATCAGCGTATGTTTTCTTGTCATCTGGACACAATACTTTAAATTTAGAAATCTCACCTACTGACTTAGCTCTTATCTGTAAAAAGATATATTCTAAATCAAATGTTGGTAGTTCTTCTACTTTTAGTGTGTTAAATGTACAAGTGTCAACTATCTGTCTTGTAGCTTCATAAATCTCAGTTTCTTTCTGAGATTCCATAGCCATCAATAATATCTTTTCTTCTTTTACTAGAAATGGTCTATATTTGACTTTTGTATCTTGTGATGGTAAAGTCAATTCATATGTCGGTGTATTTACCTTTGGTAATGCCATAATATCTCCTTATTATATTTTCAGTGGCGGTACTTTAAATGGTGGGAACACTCTACCACCAGTTATCGGACCTATTGGTACTCGTCTTCTAATATCATTCAATACATCACGGCCGGCACGTCTTAATTCAGGAGGTAGTTTACTAAACAAACCACCAAATAGACCACCATATTTTACCGTTGGTACATTAAATTCTTTTTGTCCCATTAATGCTACATTATCTACTTCATCTATAAAGTAATTTACCCAATATCTAAATGTAAATGTAACATCAAATGTTTGTACATTATTTACATCATGTGAATACTGTACAGCACCTATTGTTTTAGGATAACAATCAAATAGTTTTACAGCGTAAGTTACATCATCTCTTTCGTTTTGACTAGCATAATTACCTAGTTGTAAAATATTGATTGGTGAAACATAGTCGTTGTAGTAATTGTAATTGAAAGATGTTGTACTCAAAGCGGCCTTTTGCCATAATTCAAAGTAACTTCTTTCTCTTAAAAACTTATCAGCATAAAATGTTGCTGTTATATCTGCTGATTTAAAATCATAGGCAATTTTTCTAGCAGGGCCATTGTGTCTAATTTCTTTCATAGTTACATCTCTTTCAGGCATTGTTATTGCTGAACAAAATGCTTGTACTCGTCTACCATTGGCCAAATGTGCTGACTTTAAATCTTGTGTGAGAGCAAAACCTCTGTTCTCATCTGTAATTTCTTGTGAGTAAACAACTTCATTGTCACTGGCACCTTGTAAAGCGTCACCAACACCATTTGGTAAATTAAATTCAACATAGTATCTTGCCTTTCTAGCAAAACCCTCTGCTTCATTTATAAATGCCTGTATTCTACCCATTGTAGAATCTGGATTACCACCTGCTCTTTGCTTTAATCTAGTGTCGCCTTGTACATTGTCTAGTGACCTATCTCTAGGAATACCTATACGAACATCAAAACCACCAAATCTTTTGCCGCCTCTTAAAATTGCCATTAAATCATACTCCTACTGTCTGCCCATACTCTAGTTACACCAGCCTTTTTAAATTGTTGTACTGGTAAATATACTGCCATAGCAGCTTCATCAAAATCTATTCTTAAAAATTGTGATCTTACTTTACTATACAAATATTTTTTAATAGTTGGTTTTGCTATTGCTATATTTTTGATACCATCATAAGAGGCCTCAATTTTAGTTTTAGCACTAAAACCACCTGTAGAAAACTTTTGCATTCTTTCTAATAATCTAAATCTTAACAAATAAGGCAAGTAGTGAAAGTTCATACCCATAAAACCACCTTTAATAGGTTCTAAAGGTAAGACTAGCGGAAATGCATCATAGTAAGGTAATGTCTTCTTAAACTTAGGGTCATAGAAGAACATATTTAATCTTCCAACACTTGGTCTACCAATTAACTTACCTTGATTCATCAACTTTCTGGCTGTAAATTTATCAGATATTGATTGAACATTCGTTCTATACCAATTTGCTGACTTTTTTACACCACCTTGTTTATCTACTAGCGGGTCCAGAATACTTGCCATAACTATATTTATACGCCTAATATACAAAAAGAGGTAGCGATTTCTCGCTACCCCTTAAAGCTTTCAGTTTAGAGAGAGATAGATTACTCTTCCTCAGCTAATTTACTAAAGTATGACAAAGTATCATCTTCGCCATTATCAGTAGCTGTTGAAGAAGCAACAACTGTTTCGCTTTTCACTGGTCTCGTAGCTTGAGGCGGGAGGTTTGCATTTTCTACGGTACTAGCGTTTCTATCGCCTGTAATTACCCTATTCAGTTTCTCTTTGAGTTCATCATAGGTTTTAAAATTACTAAGGTCTAAGAAAGGTTTTAGAGCGTGTTGTTTAGACCAAACTTCTTTGATCTTGTCATCACTTTCAGCAAGTGGTGATACACCCTCAAACTCGGATTTATCATAGTTCCAATAACCATCAACTTTTCTAATTTTTAGTTTAAAGTTAGCACCTTTCCAAAAATCAAATGGGTTGATTGGACTTTCGTCCTCAAAAGCCGGTTGCATTGACTCTGTGATCTTGTCAAATATCTTTTTACCAAACTTGAATAAGAATACTTTACCCTCATTCTCTGGATGTTTTGGATCAGATACAATCATAATGTTAGAGTAGTAAGATAATTTTCTTTTTCTCTTTCTAGCAATATCTTTATCACTGTCTAAACCAGTATTCCATAATCTACTGTTCTCCTCTGACACAGGATCTTTTTGACCTAGTGTTGTTAGAGAGTTCTCAATAAACCAGCCACCTTTGTCTTGGAAGGCATGTGACCATATTCTCTGCCAAGGTAAGTCTTCACCCTCAACAGCAGGTAGAAATCTAATAACAGCATAGCCATTACCAGTTTTGTCTAACTCTGGTTTCCAAAATCTATCGTCTTGGTATTTGTTTTTATTTGATTGATCTTCTGGAGCAAGGTTTTGCTCTAGTGCTTTTGTTAACTTGTCAAAATTGCTTGACGAGCTTTTTAATGTTTCGAAATCCATATTATTCTCCTTGTATGTGTATTCGTATATTGTATTTGTATTGTCTGTTTAATCGACATGTTTATTTATAAGACTTTCTCGTTGTTTTACCCACTTTTTTAAGCCTGCCTTTTTAGTATCTTCGTCCCAGCATTCTTTAGGTAGAGACCTTGTCTTTCTAAATTTTTTGTACTTTTCACACCAACTTATTATAGCGTCTAAAGTTTTATAAACTAAACTATCAAACATATGTCTAATATAACACACTACGCTGTAAAAGTCAATGCTCATTTGATTTTAAATTTCTTTTGGAAGTCTGCCATATTCATATACTCCAGATTGGTTACAGTACCGTCCCACTCTAATGGTGGAGAGTTCACAGCATTTGGTGTATTCAAGTCTGGATTTACCTTTATAAACTTCACTCTCTGGTTTTTGTTCTTACCATTGAAGTCCCAAAATGTCTGTTTCCATTGTGTCACCCAATTGACACTAGGTGTTGGTGTACTTTTTGCCAAAGCATAATTAGGTGTGCCTTTGTACATATTGTTTAATAGATTAGTATGGCTATTTAAATCGTGGCCTACCAAATATACTTCTTCAGGTTGTTCTCTTGTACAAGCAATATAGGCTGATGTAGGACCACATGCCCAGCCATGATCTTTTGTTTCATGTAGTATATCATTTATACAATTAGACTTGTCGTTGTCTTTACACCATGATACCTTGATTGTTTTTTGTTGTATGTGTTTTCTTTGATGAGATTTATCTTTTTTAATTATGGTCACCATACCTGCCACATTTGAGCCATGTAGTACAAATTCATTTGTTTCAGGTGTTCTCTCATTTTCATAAAATACACCCTCTGATCTTGCTAACTCTACGTCTTCAGGATTGGCACCTCCACTCATTATATTTTCATATAATTCAGCAGGTACTTTTGACCAGTTTCTAAAGTAACATTGATTTTCATAAGCATATCCACTATGATAGATTTCATGCATTATACCCATGTCAACTGCCGTCAATACATCTGGTGTAAAATCTCTATACAAGGCATTACAACCATATATTTTGCCATATGGTTTTAATTGTATTAAGTCTAAACTTTTTCTACTTTCACCATTACCTATACAAAATACTCGGTTCATACAAATACATCTTTCATTGTCAATTTACATTCTGTAGTATTAAAGTTTATAAAAGGTCTTAACTTGGTAAGCGTAGATGAGATTTTAGGCCATACAACCTTCTCGGTAATCTCTTTAGAAAAATTCTTGCTAAACGATAAGAAGTGGTCAAACACGATAGCGGTCTGTAGCGAGAGTTTTTTTTGAATAAGTAATCGTAAAAATCTAGGATGTTGTCCGCTATGGCATATGAAACCATCATCAAAAGAAATATTACGAGAAGTAAAGTCATTACAGATAGATACACAATCGTTTCTGAAATGGTAACCAAAGGCTTCTTTCCGTTTCTTATAATCCAAATAAACATCTTTACCATCTCTTTGTAACAAATTACCAATCCATCCCTTGCTATCTGAAGCAAAGTTAGCAACAAAGAAATCAAGTATATCATTTTGTCCATATTGTTTACTTAACTTATGAAAGAAATATCTATCGTTTCTTTTTGTAAATGTTTCAAGTTTACAGTTAACCTTTCCTTCGTATCTGACATAATCGTAAGTCTTGGTTGTGAAGTGTAACTTAACTCCCAAATATACTTTAAATACATCATATCCTCCATACATAATTATATAGGCAATTGACCACACTTCGGATATTTAAGCATTCTTAAATTTGTAGCTTCTAATTTGATTTTCTCTTTTAGAGATTTTGATATTAATGGTTTTGCTGTTGCTGGGTCAATTTCAAGTTCTTCACAATATAATACTACAGCGTCCATGTATGAACACTTTTTTTCTTTGACCATGTTTTCTATTTTTAAACTAAATTCTTTACTATTCATTTTCACTTTCTATATATGAGGTGGCTACTACCGCTAGATTTCACCACCTCTGTTATAACATTACCAATATAACACAATTGGCCTAATTTGTCAATGTTTTAAGTGTTAGTACCTTTTAATAAATTTTTATTCATTATCATATCAAATGTTTGAAATATCATACACTTGTATGGATCGGATGGTGATTCTGCTACTGCTAATGTTTGGTGTTTGTCGTTTATGTAGTATGTTATAGCGAATACTATTTCGCCATCTTCTTTAGCGCCTTCTTTACCAAAACTTACATTGATAGCAGTAAAGCCTTTATCTTCTATATACTTATCTACTACTACTGGTAACCCACACATCATTGGCATTGTC